ATTGTTGCAGCAGGTGGTCTTGGTGCAACAGGTGAAACAGGAGCTACAGGATTAACAGGTGAAACAGGACCTACGGGATCTACAGGTTTAACTGGAGATACTGGACCAACGGGAGCTACAGGATTAACTGGAGACACAGGACCTACGGGATCTACAGGTTTAACTGGAGATACAGGACCAACGGGAGCTACAGGATTAACTGGAGACACAGGACCTACGGGATCTACAGGTTTAACTGGAGATACTGGACCAACGGGACCAACGGGAGCTACAGGATTAACTGGAGACACAGGACCTACGGGATCTACAGGTTTAACTGGAGATACTGGACCAACGGGACCAACGGGAGCTACAGGTTTGACTGGAGACACAGGACCAACGGGACCAACGGGAGCTACAGGTTTAACTGGAGATACAGGACCAACAGGGCCTACAGGTTTAACTGGAGATACCGGACCTACGGGTTTGACTGGAGACACAGGTCCTACTGGACCTACGGGTTTAACAGGTGAAACAGGACCTACAGGATCTACGGGTTTAACTGGAAACACAGGACCAACGGGACCTACAGGTCCTACGGGTCCGCAGGGTATATCAAGTAACCTTTTTAATTATAAAGCTAAAACAACAATTACATCTGGAGATCCAGGACATAGTTATGTTATATGGGATAACTCTACTCAAATAAGTTCTACACAAATTAATATTAGTCATATTGATGATAACAATACAGATATTGATATATTTTTAGCTTTGTTACAGCCAACCGAAGTCATTACTATACAAGATAGGAATGCAAGTGCTAATTTTCAAAAGTGGACTATAAGTGGTACACTTACAAATGTTAATCCAGGATTAACAAATAGTTACTGGACTGTGCCTGTGTCTTTCTTAACATCTGACGGAACTGGAACTACAAATTTTTCAAATAATGATCAAATACTTTTAGCTCTTGTACAAGGTATTACTGGAGATACTGGACCAACGGGAGCTACTGGTTTAACTGGAGACACAGGACCAACGGGACCAACAGGAGCTACAGGTTTGACTGGAGACACAGGACCAACGGGTTTAACTGGAGCAACGGGACCAACGTTTACAACATTAACAGTAATAACTGGATCGCCTACAATAAACTCCGTAACCTCATTAACGTTAACTACAAATGGCGATAGAGTTGAAACTGTTGAAGGATTAGATGTATCTATTGAAGGCATCTATTTACAAGCATTGTGTCCTCAAGCAGGAGTACTAGATACATATGAAATTGGTATTACCGATAAATCTGGTGTAGATTATTATTTTGAGTTTACGGATGCTGGGTATAATATTTATGCTCAAGGTGTAAAAATATTGACAGGATCATATACAGGAGCATCTTCGTTGTTTTCAATTTATACAGACAAGCATCGAGTATACTTTATTGAAGATGGAGTTTTATTAACATCAGATCCACTTGCTTTGAACAATAAACCTTATTTCTTTTATGCAGAAGCTACAAGTGCTTTAGGATCAAGTTATACTCTTTCAAATATTCGATATTATCCAACAGGTGGAAGCTTGACAAGTGTAGTTGCGTATACATTTGACGGAGGAGCTCCAAGTACTGTATTCATTCAAGGTCCTATATTCGATTTAGGAACACCAAATTAAACCAAACTAATTAACAATGCCATTTATACAGTTGCAATTACGGCGAGGAACAAACGCAGATTGGTTAGCTGCCACAGGACCTTTGCTTTCTGGAGAAATGGGATATGAGACTGATTCCAATCAATTAAAAGTTGGAGACGGTAGTACACTTTGGAGTGGATTAAGTTACATAAACTTAGGGTCTACGGGTCCTACGGGTCCTACTGGACCATCTGGACCAACGGGGCCAACTGGTTTAACTGGAGGATTAGGAAACACAGGACCTACAGGACCAGCAGGTGGACCCACTGGACCCACTGGGCCCACTGGACCTACTGGACCAACTGGACCCTCAGGACCAACTGGGCCACAAGGACCTGCGTCATACGGATCTGGTGGAGTTTTTAAAATTCAATTAAGTGCTGGAGTTTTTAATCCATCTGTTACAGATAGTAGTGGATTTTCTTCAAGTGTAGGCACATGGGCTGTCCCATCTGCTAATACAGCTATTTTAACATATAATTCTGGAAATTATCCAGCAACAACACCACCTCAAGCAAATGGAACAATTGCCTACTATGTAGGATCTACAACATCAGATGGAACAACATATACAAGATCTTATAAAACAGTTGCATTGCCACATGGAACATATTCTACAAGTTATCCTCAATGTTGGTTAGCACATAATGGCTCAAATTGGCTATTAGTAATTTATATAACAGGTAGTACATTTCCAAGTGGAACGAATGACGCAAGTGCTGGTAATTACGGAGTTTTTATTTATATATAAAGCTAATTGACTAATAATATGCCACTTAGTCCACCGTTATGTTTGGAAGCATATTTCCAAAATACAGCTGTTTCTGGAAATGATTATACAACAACATTAACTGTAAGTCCGCAAACGTATCAGTCTGGTGGAGCTCAAGCAAGCTATACTGGATCAAATGTAGCTGTTGGAATGTATGCTACGAGTTCGTTATATGGTTATGTATTTCGTATAAAATCAATTACAAGTCAAACTTCTACAAGTGTAGTTGCGGTTTTAGAAGACTTAAATGGCACAAATAAATCGATAGATCCAAGTGGTGGAATTGATGGAGGAGGTCCTTTAAGTGGCAGAGGATATATATTTGAACTAAATGAAGATGGTCTTCCTGCTTTAACAGCCATAAACAATGCACCGACAATTACATTTCCAGATTCTATTTTAGGACGTTTTTCTTATGATCAAAAACCCGCTTTGAATGAAAGAATATTAGTAGCAGTTGGTATTGGAAATAGCAATAACAATATCGCTACATCGCAAGATGGATTGAATTGGATACCAAGAGCAAGTGGTATATTCACATCATCATGTGAAGGTGTTGCATGGAATGGATCTATATGGGTCGCAGTTGGGTCAGGAACAAATACTATAGCAACTTCTGCTGATGGTATAACTTGGACAGGTAGAACAAGTCCATTCACATCAGCAGGATATGGTATAGCATGGAATGGATCTTTATGGGTTGCAACTGGATCAGGAACACATACACTTGCTACATCTCCAGATGGTATTACATGGACTGGACGAGGAAGTTCTGTGATAACCAGTTTTGCATTAGATGTAGCATGGAATGGATCATATTGGGTTGCTGTTGGATCAGGAACAAATTCTATAGCAACATCTGCCGATGGTATAAATTGGGTAGGTAGAGGCGTTAGTCCTTTATCAGCTGTACAAGCTGTAGCATGGAATGGATCTTTATGGGTTGCTGTTGGATCAGGAGCTAGTCATACAATAGCATCGTCTACAGATGGAGTTACATGGACTGGCAGAGGAAATGCTGTACTTTCTGTCCAAGGTGAAGGTGTAGCTTGGAATGGATCTTTGTGGGTTGCGGTTGGTACAGGAGCTAGTCATACGATAGCTACATCTCCAGATGGTATTACATGGACTGGACGAGGAAGAACTGTTTTTAATTCAACTGGATACGGAATAGCTTGGAATGGATCTATATGGGTCGCAGTTGGATCTGGATCTGCTAATACTATAGCTACGTCTACAGATGGAATTACATGGAGTGGATCGGGTAAAAATATATTTCCAACTTATGGATTTAATGTTGCTTCAAGACGAGTTCTTCCGTATGTAGGAACAGTTACAACTATACCTAAAACATACCCTACATTGCAAGTGTATGCGAGAGGAGCTGGAAACAATAATCCTATGAATCGTTTGGTAGTTTTAAATGGAACTGTGACAGTAAATACTTCTACAAGAGGACTAACTCTTACGATTATAAATGCGATAGATTTATCTGTCGTTAGCTCTACAAACTACGATACATTTGGCTTTTTAACTGATGCGAACAATCTAGGAACTGCGATCAACAACATGACAAGACAGCAAATTGGTATACTAACATCATCTGACGCATGGGAAGGTCAAGCAGTAAATAGTACAACATTGCTTTCTGCAGCTGAAAGAGTTGGTCTTACAAAGTTAGGGTATTATATATTAGGTGGCTCAAGAAGACCTTATGCTGCTATTTTTAGCGGGGCAGGAACAGATACTACAAATGTAGGAACACATGATGTTATTGAACGGATGGAAAGCGATGATGCTGATGCTCCAGTTGCTGCTGTATCTGCGTATATAATTTCAGATGGCACCTATGCTTCTATTAGTGGAGCAAACTCAACAAATGCATTATATAGCGCAAATGGTTCAACAAAAGATCCAATCGTGTATGTGAACTCAAGCGGAAATATGGGAGTTGGAACAACAGCTACTAGTTTGGTATCAAGGCTTCAAGTCAATGATAAAGTAGCAGATGACAACACTTTTAATTATGGGAGTGCACCTTTGTCTGTAACAATACCAACAGGTACATCTACAACAGTGTTAAATGATCAACTTCCAGTCGCTCATTTTTTGCGACAAGGTACATCTGGTCAAGCGTATGGAGCTCGTGCAACGATGGCATTATCTCGCTATGAAAACTCAGGAGTAAATTCACGAACTCGTCTTGATTTTCAATTAGCACATACTATATTTGATACTGTCAATGTGATGTCATTAAGATCAGATGGAAGAGTTGGTGTAGGAACAACTACACCAGGATATACATTAGATGTGAATGGAACCCAACAGATAACAAGACCATCTGCGAATGGAACAAGTGTTACAAATGCATTAGTATTATTTTCAGGTCAAAGTGCTACAAATGGCGGCGGTGCAGCAATACGATTTGATCATTCAACTGGAGCACTTGGACAGACTAGAGGTGCAATTATTAACTCATTGGATGATGCTGGAACATTTGGACAAAGTGTTGGATTAGTATTTCAAACTGGTCAGGCTACACTCACAGAACGAATGAGAATTAGTGGTACTGGAAATGTAAGTATTGGACCAAATACAGCAAGAACTTTATTAGATGTAAATACTTCAAGCGGTGATGCTGCAGCTACAATTCAATGCGCATCTGAATCGCAAGATGCTATATTATATCTAGGAACACCAAATGGTGCAACATCTGCTGTTAAAGCAGCTATTATAGCAGAAGGACGATCTGATTGGAGTCGATCAAATTTACACTTTTGTTTACAAAATACAGCAAGTAATACATATCCTACTGCAAATGTTACTTTAGCAGATTCTAAGATGGTTATTCAACCAAGTGGAAATGTAGGAGTTGGTACAGTTGTCCCAGAAAGTGTAAGATTAGATGTATCTGGAACGATATCAAATCGCGGAGGAACTACGAATACAACAGCTGGATTTGTAAGAATACAGCAAGGATTTTCAACTGAAGCTGGGTTTATGGAATTTTGGGGACCTGGCCCAAGTGCAGCAAGAAGAGGATATATTGGGGCTGGTAGTGATAGCCAAATTTTTCTTGAAGCAAATACTGGACTTGATCTTGTTATGCTTGCGGGTGGGGCTGAAAGAATACGAGCATTAGCTGCTGGTGGTGTAACAGTAACAGGTACATTGACTGCAAATACGATAAGAAGTGCTGCTGCTACAGATCTTGTATTCTCTCCTGCTGGAACTGAAAAAATACGAGCTACATCTGGCGGATTAGTTGGAATTAATACAACACCTGCGACAGGCATACAACTTGACGTAAATGGTGTTATACGTGGAAGCCGTAGTATTGTTTTTACGCAAACTGCAACCTATAATATGGCTCCTACATTTAACTCTCTTTCTGCAACAACACAAACTACATTAACATCACTAGCATACACTCCCAAACAATCTGGAACTGTAACATTGATAGTTGAAGCAACTATTGAAACATTTCAAACATCAAAACAAGGAGATGACAGCTTTCGCATGAGAATTTTTGATGGAACAAACGAACTAGCGGCTAACCATTACTATACAGTAAGTGGTAGTAGCGACTGGTACTCCGATTCATATTTTCAACCAATGCGATGGACTGGAACAGTTAGTGCAGCAACAACATTTAGTTTTCAATACATATGCGCTACTGGAGCAGTACACAATGCTCGACGCGGTGTTCTAACTGTTTACGAAATATCTAGTACAGCATAATAAAATGATGACTCTTGCGCATAGAGTATTACACCATCTTGGAGCAACTGAAGTTGTGAACGTAACTGAAAATAATGATCCAACGACTGAAGAAGAATTTTTAAAATTAGAATATACATCTCCAGAACCAATAACATGGCAAATGTATATTGAAGCATATCCAATAGTAGAAAACTTAATTGGAATGCAACGTCTTCGATCAGAACGAACTAAAAAACTTACAAAGACTGATTGGATTATGACAGTCGATAATTTCCAAACATTAGCAAATAAAGATGAATGGCTAGCATACCGTCAAGCTTTAAGAGATCTTCCTTCAAACCCCCCTCCTTTCAAATGGAAGGGTACAGAACTAGATGTTGATGCCATGTTTCCAGTAGAACCTCCAATCATTCGAATTACGCCCAGTTAAACAATGAAAACTACAATCAATATAACAAGATGACTGGTGGATTAATGCAATTAGTGGGTAAAGGAGCCCAAGATCACCTAGTAACTGGAAACCCATCGTTTACTCATTTTCGATCGGTTTACAAACGTCATAGCGACTTTGCTATGGAACATTTTCAATTATTTTTCAAAACAACAAATATCAATTTACCACAAACTGGATCCCTAACATTAAGAGCTAAAGTCGAACGTTACGCACAATTATTACATGATTGTTATCTACATATTGTTCTTCCAGACATATACTCTCCAGTTTCACCTATTACAGCAGGAGCAAATCCGAATATAAACCCAAACGCAACAGCTGTTGGATATGAATTCCAATGGGTGAAAAATATTGGTTACAATATGATTAACCGTGTTTCAATTTTAATCAATGGTCAAGCTATAGTTACACATACAGGTGAATGGATGAAGTTGTATGCGAATTTGAAGATGGATGGAAATAAAAAGCAGATTCTAGATCGTATGGTTGGAAATATTCCTGAACTCTATGATCCTGCGAATGCGTATGACAGAATGAACCAATATCCCCATGCGATTTCAAGCTCAAGTGCCTACGCAGCTCCATCTATTCCAGGACGAGTTCTTCATATTCCTCTTCATTTTTGGTTTTGTGAAAATATAGGAGCTGCCTTGCCTTTAATTGCGTTACAATACGCAGAAGTTGAGATTGTTGTTGAATTAAAAAACATCTATCAGTTGTACACAACACTTGATGTAAAGAATGGTAGTTCAACGTTTGGTACACGAGTAGCACCAGATGCCTCAAATAGTTTGTATACGATTAATCGTTTCCTGTCTCCTCCATTGTATAATAATCCAACTGCTCCTATTCAAGTACAAAATCCAACTCTAACTACTTGGAAGTTAAATCCATACCTTGAGGCAAACTTTATATTCCTCACAGACACAGAGCTTGTTCATATGGCAAAGACTGAACATTCATATATGATCACACAAATCGATCCTGTCACCAAACATGGTCAATATGGTCCTAGTAACGATATAGAACTTACAATGAAAAACTTGTGTACACGAGTTGTTTGGGTAGCTCAACGTAGTGATCGTGCCTTACAGAATGATTATGATAATTATACAAATTGGGTAAATACTGAAAAACCTCCACTTGATTCTACAGGTATTCAATTCATGACACCTTGGTATTCATCTGGTATAACCCAAACGAGTGGAATCGCAGAACGCGATACAACTTTAGAATCAACTATTTTGCTAGATGGTAAAGAGCGGTTCAAACCAAAAACAACTAATTTCTTTTCCGAACTCCAGCCCTACAAACACCATACTGGTAAGGCAGTAACAAGTATTCCAGGAATTTATAGTTATTCTTTTGCTTTAGATCATCACACAACTCAACCATCTGGTCACATTAATGGATCTATGTTTAATAAAACAATTTTACGAAACACATACGTTCAGCCAAACTTTTCAACACCAACCACAATTACAACTCAATGTATTTTGAAGTCAACAGCTACAAACGCAAACCCAACAGTTATTTTAAATCCCAATGTTGTTGATCCAGATACTGGAAAGCCATTATACAATCCAGATGAGTTGGTCACAATTGTAAAGAAAGGAACATCTCAAACATTCACACATACATTCAATGTCCATGTGTATGTTGAATCCTACAACTTCTTGCGAGTTTTGGGAGGTACAGCAAATGTCGTGTTTTCTTCATAATAAGGATGAGTGGCATACAAATTACAAAGGCATTGTATGGAACAGGGTCTACAACAGTCGATGTTACCAAAGCTGTTTCATCTCATATCAAAGATGGAACCCTAAATTTAACTGTAACCGCAGACTCTCTAAATGTAACTGATCCAGCTCCAAATCAGCAGAAGATATTGGATGTTACGTATACCATTAATGGTGGTAGCTCGATGGGTCAAATGGTAAGAGATAACGAAGTTCTTTTAATAGCAGCACCTCCTGCTAGAGAGGCAACTGGATTAGAGATTACAAAAGCAGAATATGGGTATCCTGGAAACTTTACAGATGTAACAAGTGCGATACAGACTCAGTTTAAAGATGGAGCTATCAATATTAAAGTTGGGCCCAGTACAGTTGGTATCCCTGATCCAAATCAAAATAAGCAAAAGACGTTAGAGGTCCAGTATACAATTAATGGTGCGCAAAATGTACAATCCATTACAGATGGAAAAATGTTCAATGTATCAGCTCCACCTGTTGATGGACCAGACAACAAAAGTCCTAAGGATCATGTTGTGTCTTTAATGACAAGTGTGTGGAGTTCATTGTTTTGGGCAGTTGGAATATTTTTATATGTAGTATCAATTTACGTATGCTATAATTACTTCGAAGGTGCAATTGGAGGAGCTCTTGGTTTCTTTTTACCTTATTTTGCGTATTGGGGCTTACCTATTTATATTTTTGCCCGCCGTCTCTTCTCGCAAACGGATTTCGCTTTCACACTACCAACATTACCTAAACAATGAAGATTCCAATTCTAATTGAGAATAACATGTATTTGCCAGAAACAGTAAAATCCTGGCAATCTGTTTGGGAAGTCATCTGTACAGTTGCGTACAATAATTTCTATGATCTTCCAGAGGAAATTATTGTAAGACCAGAATCTTTAATCGTAAAAGATGATGAAATCGTAAATGATGATAGAGAAATTGTCCACAGCGATATTTATAAGTTTCGCGGACCTAAAAACTACTATGAGCTAACTCTAGATCATACATGGAAAAAGTTTCAAGGCAATCCTCATATTATTAATGATCTAAGACGCCTTCATGTACCAAGAGTTTTGTTCGAGGATCTTGGAGTTCGTCAATGGTTTGCTTATAGCTTCCCAAGATGTAGAGTAACCTATTGGGACGAATAAAAAAATTAGAAAGTTATTTACTTCATTTCCTTAAACTCACAAACGCCAATATAACCAACGAATGACTCGTCGTCATCTAGATAGATGCGACCAGTTTTTTCGCCGACAACATACTTAGTCTTCTTAAAAGTCTTATCATCAAGATCTTCATCTTGATCTCGCTCAGGACCAGTTACATGACGTCCATTATCGGCGTCATAGTAAACTCCCTTCTCGAGCGTATCAGTTCGAGAGATTAGTTCAATTGATTGAAGCTCTTCAAGAGTCAACCTGTGGACAGTAATGTCCTCAATTTTTTCTTCTTTTTTCTCTTCCTTGTTCGTTTGGAGATTTGCAAAATCACGCATGTGATCTGGAATCTTCTTTTCAGTAAAATCATCTTCTGTAAGATCGTCAATGTAAGCTAGAAATGCCTTCTTGATCTTTTCAACTTCCTTCTTGTCGTCGAAGTCTACCTCGACATCTACACTAGTAAGTGCAGTTTGTAACTGCTTCATATATGCAGCGGTCATGCGTCCAATACGCTTTTCCTTCTTTTCTTCAGTTTCTTTCTTAGCTGCCTTCTTAGGGGCCTTCTTCTTTGGAGCTGCTTCTGTCACAGTTTCCTTGACTTCTCGCGATTCTTTGTACTGCTTATAGATCTCCTTGACGATATCGTCAGGTAGACTTCTAATAGCAATAGTTGCGGTTTCCTTCAAAGCTTGAATAGTAGACTCCATTTTATTTGTTGAAATCAATTTGTAATTTAAAAATTTGATCCGTTTTTAATCTTCTTCTTCAGTTTCGTCATATACATGACGCTGTGTCAATAAACCATACAATGATTCATAATGATAAATCATTGAATCAAGTCTTGTCCACTCTTGGTCAAGATATGCTTGTTCATCATGTTTCAAATTCTCTTCTTCTTGTTGCGTCTCAATATCCTCAATCTCCTTACGCAGACGCTTGAGTTCAGCTAAAATTAGCTGTTCTGAAATGAGAGACATTTTTTGAATTAAAAAAGTTTTCTAGTTTTCTTTCCGTTTTTAATAGTCCATATCATCAGGATCGATTTTGTCAATCTCTTGTGTTAGCATTGAAGCTTGATCACAGAGAATTGCCCATTCGTTCTTACATGCTTCATTCGCAGCACGATGATTGGAGATAAACTCCTGATCTTGTTCTGGGAAGAACATCGTATGATTTCTTCCATATGTCTGCTTACAGGTTTCAAACCGTTCTTTCTGAAGCACATAATGCTCCTTTTGCTTAACGTAAAGCTCGTCCATTCGCTGCCGAATCGCGGCACGCTGGTCCTTGAGCTCATTGAGCTTGGTGCTATTGAATTCCTTATAAAGTTTGTTGAACTTTTTGGTCATGTCATGAATGACATCCTCATAGAAGTCGATGTCTCGTTTGACATAATCGATTGCCTCATCGTGTGTGGCTTTGGGACTTTCACCCACCTTTGGAAAGCTTTGATCATCTTCCAATTGTTTAAGATAGGCGCGTAGGTCTTCCAACACTGGCTTCATGTCTTCCACTTCTTGGTGTGCAAACAGCATTCGCACACCGAGACAATGCTCTTGTTTAGGAGTGGGTTTGACATCCTGGGGTTCTTCAAAGTCCCCCCAAGCTCCAGTCATAGGTTGAAAAGCAAGTTCCATTTGGTAATTTGTACCATACAGATTTGTGTATGTTAAAATTCCGTTTTTTGACGTATGATCCAACATACAAATGAGTGAAGCTGAATTTGCTAAGGTCCATCTTCGCGAACATCTAGCAGGATTAATTGTACCTCCTATTTCGGAAGGAATTTGGAGTATTTATAATTCATCAAAGGAGCTATGTGAACGAAATAATCAACTCGATCAAGTTCTTCGTACGTTTCAGAACATGTTAACGCGTATTCCTGAATGGTCAGACTCTACAGTTGCTACAGAAGTTGAACGAATCATGAAGGTATCCAAATGTACCTATATGGATGATTTATTGATGGGTGTATTTATTGCCTATATGAAGTCGTTTGCGTCTCTTCACTATCGTGGAAATTCTGATCGTATTAAGATTGATTTTGAAAGACCCAGTGTAGCTAAATTTATTCACGAACTCTATAAACATTCAGCTCGAAAGCTGTGGCAAGTGGCTTATCTGTTCCGAACTCTTGGGAACACAAGTGAACAACAAGCAAGAAATCGTCAAGAAATTGAAAAGATTATTACGGAATGTATGGAACAAGTTATCCGTGCTTTCTTGCCTTGGGAGGCAATCGCAAAGAACTATTTTGTAGAGACACCTACAGATGTACCTGTTGTAGCACCAGTTGAGCCAGCTACTAAATCTGTAAGCTTCGAGGAAGAGGAGGCAGACTCAGACGAAGAGGAAGAGGAAGAAGAGGAAGATGACGAGCCACCGAAGTTGAATTTGTCCGAGGAGGAGGCTACTATTGAAATTAAGGATCTAGATAAGCCTCAGGAGGTGACTCTTCCAGAAATAAAGGAAGAAGTAGATCCATTGAAGGAAATTGATGGAAAGGTATCTGAAGAAACGCTCGTTCTAAATTTGTAAAGTTTACCTGAAACTTCAATTAAAAATGATGATTGTAATAGCATCATTATCCGTGGCACTTGTAGCTTTTATTCTGTATGCTCTTGAAAGACGATCCAAGGAGGAACCCATTATGTGGGAAAGTGCAGGAAAGTTGGCTCTATTTAGTGGATTAATTACATCGGGAGTTGTGTTTGCTACAACTACCGATTTAACAACTGTTGCTGAAAATGTAGCCCCTATAGTATCAGAAGCGGCTCAAGATATGTTTGTAGGTAGTCCTAGTTTCTAGTTATCAATAACCAAAATATCTTCACCTAAAGGTGTTGTTGTTTCATAAAAAATTCTCAAATTTGGTAGCTCCTTGCGTGGTATAGCTGTATCCTTACAGTAACGAGCTATTGCCTTATACAACGTAAAGCCATGATAATGATCGTGATGAGGATCGTGTTTTCCAAACATAATTGATTTACCTTCTTCAATGGTCAACCATTTGATAAAATAGCAGAAGATGGGATTCTTCAAATACTCCTCATGACTTGGACCTTCTGGAAATAGGTCCCAAAAGAGGGATGTAGCTAACCGTACCAAATCAAAGGATGGGTTTGGTTTGATTTCTGGAAACTTTGCAAGATAGAATGGACCATAATTATATTGGCCACCTGCTTCTTCGTTGACAGCAAAATGATCGCTCATAAAGAATTTGGCTTCCTTCATTCCGTTCAATCGAATTGAAGCAACGCCCCTTTCAAAATCAATGATCTTAATGAGATATCCATAGGTAGGAATCTTATAGTTGACACCAGCAAGAGAATAATACAAATACTCCTTATCGGTTTTATTGTACATGACATTGTTTGAATGGAGATCATTGTGGACAAATCCGAAATTACGTTGAGCAAACGCAAGACCAAACATAACTTGAGCTAACCAAGCTAATTGTTTTTTCTGGTCATTTTCCTGAATCATAAGATCAAAAAAGAGACCATCACATTTCTCCATGATCGTTAATTGGACAGGTACATTTGAAAAGCTTGCCCACGCAAATCCAGGTTCTGTATCTTCTTCTTCCTCCATAATTTCGATATCTTCTTCATCACAATCACAGGAATCTACAGCAAAAATATAGGATGTTGAAACTGAAGATGAATCATCTACATCAGACATACTATTGGAATTCATTTCATCATCAATCACTTGCTTGAGATCACCAATTGTAGATTCAATATGAGTCGTTTCAAGTTCTTCAATATCACCAAGAGTTGTCTCTTCGCCTAATTGAACTGTAACTCTAGCAGAACGAGTATGAGAGAACTCTGTTTCATCTTTTAGATGATCCAAAACAGTTAGCTCAAATGTTTTGCCAATATTGGTAGAAAACCAAGACCTAGAAGAAAGCTCTTCGTAATCATCAGAAATATCAACTTTATGATGTTTGGCAATACCGGTGAACACACCATACACCTTAGGAAAATGTTGACAACCCGATTCAGATAATACACTTGCTATGAGCGATCCAATATAGGCTGCGTTGTTTGGATTTTGGAGCTTAGAGTTAATTTCAGATGAATTTTCATTGATCGTTGGCAATCCCAAAGAGCTACCATAATCTCCCTGCATCCACTTGAAGGGACTGAGGAGCATAGTTTTCTTGATGTGAATTGGAATTGGATCTTTGATTCCATTGACTCGAATGGTATCCTCTGAACAAATTTGAGAGATCTCTTGTTTGAGTTTGATCCCATATTCATTTGGGTTCTCCAACTTTTCGGATTTGAACAGACATTCAATCGGAGGAAAAAAGGGCTGGAGATGTTCGACATTCCAGTAGTTAGCTCCTGTACGTAACAAAGGGAGCTGAGAATATTTATGAAGACTCAATTGGATGGAATTTGTTCGCAGATCGCTGCTGCCTGACTGCTTACGTTTCTTCATATTATAAAAGTCGCCTAAATCAAAAGTAAAAACTTCACGCAAGAAGAGTAAGATGAACTTCCAGATCAAGAAGTTTAATATGGACACGATTCGTGATCGGTGTGAGATCGATTCAAGAAAATCTCCAATGATTGTTGTGATTGGTAAAAAGGATACTGGAAAATCCTTCTTGGTGAAGGATATTTTGTTCCATACTCAAGCTGCCTTTCCAGTTGGTACAGTTATTTCAGGAACTGAGGTTGCGAATGAATTTTTCCAACATATGGTTCCTTCAAAGCTCATTCACGACAAATATAAGCCTGATATTGTGACGAATACAATTAAGCGACAGTTGGCTGTAAAGACTCATAGGAATTCAGATAAGCATAGAAGTGGAGGTAACTCAAATGTAGATCCTCGTGCATTTTTGATCCTTGATGACTGCCTGTATGATGCTACTTGGATTCGTGAAGAATCAACTCGTTACGTATTTATGAATGGTCGTCACATTGATTTGATGACAATTATTACTATGCAGTATCCACTTGGTAT